TCAGTAGCTTGCTCAGCTGTTAGATCTGCAGTAGTCTCCTTAGCATTAGCACGGTAGTCTAAGTATAACTGTGCTACATCACCGGGTTTGAGATCATTTAATTTATCTAGTATCTCATCCGAGTACTTTTCATTTTGTGATTCAGACCAGAGATCATCTAAGAAGGTGGAGTAATCTGGTTTTTCTTCTTCCTTTGTTTCTTTAACTTCTTCTTTAGCTTCCGTTTTTTCTTCTTTAACTGGAGCTTTCTCTTCCTTAGGTTCTCCAAGTTTTGATTGAAGTTCAATGTAAGCCTTTTCAAGAGCTTCCGCATCTTCAAATTTACCAGCTAGTTTTTTAGACTGCTCTTCTGCTAGTGCTTCACCAACTTTTAGTGAGTCTTGTTCTTCTGCACTGAACTCTCCTTCTTGAGGTTCAGTTGCATCATACGTTAGGGTTGCCATCTTGGGTGATTACTTTTAGATTACCTAGACCAACAGTTTCGACTTTAATACTACGTCCAATCTGTGGTTTGCCTACCTTCATACGAGGGGCGTATTTGTTTTCTTTAACTTTCTCTTCAAAGAGTTCTTTATCTTCTTTGTTGAGAGGTGGCGTTACTTTTTTAGTACGCTTAGCCTTCCGTGGGCGGGACGGGTTGACCTTCTCCACCTTGTTCTCCTCCTAATAGTGCGGGGTTTTTACTTGGGTCCATCATTGGTGATCCCATCTGAGCCTTAGCTAGATCAACTTGTTGTTCTTGTTGAATCGCTTGACCCTGTTCTTGTTTCACCTCTTGCATACCTCGTACAAGGTTAAGTATATCTATACCTTGTGCAATTGCAAGTCGTTTAATAACTTCCTCAGGGTTTATGTATTGCTGAGTAGCTTCTGGTCCCATGGTTTGTGAGATCATTGTAAGGAATTGTCCAAGACTCTCACGATCTTGACCTCTACCTAATGCATTAACACCTGCCACAATGGTAGGTTGTACAATACCTTTAGGTAACTTAGGAATATCACCAGTCTTTTGGAAAACACTTAGCTTTCTATTCAGGTATGGCACAAGGAATTCAATAGTTAACACACTGAAGAGTCCTCCGAGTTGTTGCTCTAGTTCCATCTGAGTCATCCTGACTTCCTCTGCTGTAGTACGTTCTGATTGACGTACATTTAATATGAGGAATGCTTCTGATAATCTTTTCTCTAAGGTTTGCATTAACTGATAAGCTGTAGCAAAATCAGCTTGCTTACCAACTTGTACTACACCTATGTCATCAGGTCTACCTTGTACAATAGCACCATTACCTGCAGCTGCAAGAGTCTGTGGTTTAGTAGTACTAGAAGGTGAGACAACAAACACTACCTTAGCAGCTGCTGCACTACCTTCAGTGATAGCTTGTGACAGAGCTTCAAGTGACTTAAGGTCACCCATAAACTCTTCTACTCTACCACGTCCATAAGGTTCTCCATCTAAAGTATTAAACCTTAGAGGTAACCATGGTGTTGCATCTAGTGGTGATTTACTCATGGACTTAGGTATAACTCTATCGTTTACCTCTTGATGCCACAAGAATCTATTGTTATCACGTTTGACGTGTGTATATACATCCACGTCTTCACTGTCTTTCTCTCCATCTTGACCCGGTGCATTAGGCTGAGAAGTTAACTCGCCTTCAAAATCAGGTAATAATTTTTTGCTAATTTTTTCTTTGGTAACAATTTCAATCACGTTACCGTTGCCATCTCGTTCTATAACATAACGATGTAGAGGGAAAAGCTTTAAGCCTTCTTTACCCATAAAGATAAGAGCGTTACCTGCTACTACCAAATGCTTAAGTGCTTGGTGTATAATAACACGATCATCTGATGCTGAGATAGCATCCATGATAGTTCTCTCTATCTTTGCAAAGGATAAATCTAATTCTGTTTTAACTTGAGGTTCTACTTCACCTAGCATACCATCGTTAACTTGTAACTTAAAGAAACTTGTGTTAACTGGTACGAGTGCGAGTTGTAGTTTAGCTGCTAGAGTAACCACTCCTTTAGCCCCAACCGATTGCCATGGTGTTGACAATGACTTAGCACTTTTATAGAAATCCTCTTCTCCACGAATTAGATAAGGTATTGTTAGCTTTGCTGCCTCTTCCGCTGTGTTTAGAAACTGTGAACGGTTGGATGATAAACTGTCATATCTAGTTTTAGCTGACATTATATATTAAGGGATTTAAGTTGTAATTGTCTGCCTAATTGTTTAGTACCTAGTGCGGATTCACCAGCCTTAAACTTCTTAGATCTCTTTAGTCTAACTCCTTCTGCTGATCCACCAACACCCATAGTCTGTGCGTTACGGATCATCATGTCTTGTAACGGTGCGTCTATACCTGCAGCTGCGTTATCAAATGCATCTTTGGAAGCTCCGTATGAACTTGTATCTGCTACGTCTGATGTAAGTTCAGGTGTGTAGTCAACGTCTTCGTTGGTTACTACGATACCATCATCTGGATCTGGATCTGGATCTGGATCTGGATCTGGGTCAGGGTTTGGATCATCAGGATCTGGGTTTGTATAATCCTGAGTACCTGCTTTCAACAGACTCCATACATTAGATTCAGTTGTTGATGTTATGTTACCATCTTCATCGTATGTATGTTCAACACTTGGTAAGTAATCATCTGAAGTCTTAGCTAATGTAGTAGGATCTGATACCCATTTATCTCCAGTAGCTTCACTGACAACTGTACCCATCTCTTGATTAGCAAGCATCCTATGGATACCAGTAGCACCAACGTCATCAACGCCACCACCATAGTCACCCATAGCTGAAGCTGCTGTTTGCATCTTAACTTTATCAGCTACTTCGGATGCACCTAAGTCACCTGACTTCATCATGCGGAATACATCAGCTTCGGATGCGTCAGTAAAGACATCATCATCTGTACCTGAAATACCATCTTTACCTGCAAGTGATGTGTCATCTAAACGTTGAGCGTCAGTAGAGTGTAAACCTAACTCAGATGATAAACGGTTTCTAACTGAAGTTTCTTTCTGTTCGTCAGCTCCAGTAGCTGTAAGTATTCTATTGAAATCACCACTTGAATCTTTACTAATATCTAGTCCTGAAGTTGATAAGTCTTGAAGTGTTTGGATATCTGTATCCCCACCTGCTTGACCTTCTGACATCCAATAAACTAATCCAGATTCATCAGCATCTCTACCATAATTTTCATGGTAACCAGTACGGTATGTAGCCTCTTCACTAGCCGTAAAATGCTTAGCTATGTCCTGTATACTTTGACCACCATACTTACCTTGACCTCCCCAATATGTGAGACCTTCTGTATCAGCACCACGTCCAAAACCTTGTTCATACAATTGATTAACTTGTTCAGTTATTGTACCACCTCCAAGTTGTGCCATAGCAGTTTCATCACCAGCTGCAACTAATTCTAACCAACTCTTACCCATGGTGGTATCGGAACCACCCCATGTATCACCTCTAGCTACAGCAGTATCTGATTCAGATAAGCCAGCTACGTTCTGCATTAACTCAACTTGTGAATCAGCTTGAAGATTAGGTAGACCAGCCATTACATCAGTAGTTGCCTGAGTACCAGCGGTTAAACCTTTAGCTTCAAGCAAAGCATTGACCATGTTATTACTGTCAGCTGTACCCGCTACTTCAGATAAAGGTTTGAAGTTATTGTTAGTAGTGTTAGCATTAACTAAAGCATTATAATTATATCTGTATGCCATTATGTACCTCCTTTGACTGGTGCTTCAGTCATAAACTCAGCATTCTTACGTGGCTTACCTGTGTTTGCACTACGTGTATCAACACTAGGGTCAGTCCAGACTGTATCATTCAAAGCCATGTAATGTCTGGTAGGTTTCTTAGGTTCACCAATGTTTCTAATTGTAATAGAAGGTGCTTGGATTTTAGGTGGTGCAGCTACCATTTTAGCTGTGATACTTTCAGGTGAACCATACTCTTGTGGGTTGTAGTATGTTACACCATAATCTTTATTATCATCAGCTGTACCTGCGATACCATCTACTCCTTTATTAGCTTCCTCTGACTTCATAATGTTATGCTGTAAATTTTCAAACGGCATACCTTTTGCTACTTCACCCATCCAATAAGCTAAACCTTCAGCATCAGGTGTACGATTTAAGTACTGTTTATACCAACCAGTAATGTCACCTTCGTTAGCAATCCTTACACCATCATTATTAAATGAAGGTGTTGGTGCATCACCCTTAACAATCTTAAGAGACTGTGGTGGTGCTGGAGGTAACCAAGTTTTAGATTCACCTGTTGGTTGACCAGTTAAATGGTTGTAGTATGTTGTAGTATTAGAACCAGCATCAAACTTTCTAGTTGGGAAATATTCTTGAGCGTCATCATTATCTTTTTTATTAGGAGTGACATTTTTCGCTGCCCAATCTAATGCTTCTTGCTTCTCTTCATCAGACCAATTATTTATAATACCTTGAGCTGTACGAACCTCTTTAACAGTATCATACTTATTCATATAATTATCTCCAAAGAATTCCGAGTGTTGTTCAACCATCGTCTTCCTTGCAGCATCATATAAATTATCATCATTATAACTAGCCCAATCTATCTTAGAATCTGCGGGATAAATCTCACTTGATGCCATGTGATTAAAGAACTGGTATGCACCTTCCCAATCGGAAGCACTACCACCATCAGAGTCAGAGGTACGTCTAATATCTAGACCCCATTCTTCACTAGCTCTGTCATCTTCACCCCATGGAAAGTTTGATCTGTCTCCATGGTATGCATTTTGATATTCTTTAATAACATTAACACGTTTGGTGTTATCTAACTCACCCCATTCAGGTGTTTGATATAGATTAGAAAGCTCCTCTAAGCTACCGATTCCTATCTTCTCCCATCCACCTGATTCTATAGTGTCTAGCAAGTCACTGGTATCGTTATGGTCTAGCCAATTGTAACCAGTTTCTGCATCGTACCCATCATCAGGTGGTATCCATCTATCATATTTATCATAAGGCATCGCTTCTGACCTCTTCCATTCTATGGACAATCCACTCAACCACAGAGCGTTGTCCAGATCTGTACATAATTTTTTGCATTGAATCCTCTGGGTTTGGTGTGGTTGGTGGAAAGTTCTCCTCTAATTCTTCG